GACTCTTATTTAATTTAAACAAATTTTCTGACTTTTGCAAGTTTTTAGCCACATCATCCATGATTGTTCTTGTTGCAAACCCTCTATTTGATTCTTGAATCCTCATAAAAGCAACAAGAGCTGCAAATGAAACTAATCTATCCACATTGACTCCATCTGCATATTCTCTCATTTCTTTGATCAACATGGGATCAGGAATCCTTTCTATTCCATATTTTGTTCTGACAACAGTACCATCAGGTTTTGTTTCCACATCTATTTCTTCTTTACAATATTCTATGGCATAACTTAAAAGATGGGCTTTAAATAGAGTACCGGTATTTTTCCAACCATACTCCTGAAATACATTAGCATTAGACCCAAGATCTTTCAGAAACATAATTTGACTTTTAGGTACCAGATATTTTTGTTTTTTTCTAGATATCATGTACTGGATAAATAGAGATATGTTGTTCTCTATAAGTGTCCAGGCATTATACCATTCTATAATTAGTTCTAGTTTCTGGTGGGTTTTGTTTATATCATCAAATCTACCACACCATGCAGCTACTATTTTACCTTGTTCTATATATGTCTCTGTTTCAACACCAGTAACTTTGGTTACTTGAACAGGGGATTTCATTACATAGATTGAACATAATGATTCTGAAGTAGTTGTCTTACCTTCTGACACGGGGTCAATAGATGCATAATACTGTCCAAAAGTAGGATCTTTGATTGGTCTTTCCCATACAACTAACACTCCTGTTTTATCTTCTGTCTTTTTGGATATAGGGAACTCAGATATAGGTCTTTTATTTGTAGGCATTACAGCAGGCTTACCATTCTCATCTGTACTGATATCTAAGAATTCATAACCATAGGTTTTATCTTCTATTCTTCTTTCCTGTGCAGTAAGCAAGTGAGTAGGAAATACAGATACTGTTCTATGATCAAATGCTTCTTTAATGTTTCTTGGGTGCTGAGATATCCTAAGCTGATAGTCTTCTGGACTCAGTTCTTTTTTCCATTTCTCAAACTGTTCATCCAAAGCTTTTAATGCAGCTTCTACAAGTGAATTACCATATTCATCTATGTGTGGAGGCATGGACCATTGTTCAGGAATAAATAAACCTGACATGCCTTGAGTACCTTTATCATCTATAAGATCAGTTTCTACAGCATATACATCTTTAGATAGTGGATTTAGAATCATATCTCTTAGTGGATTACACTGAGATAAATCACCCACAGATCCTGCAGCTATAAACATTCCTGTAGTAATAAGTCCAGATCTCATGGCCGGGCGCATGTACTCATATGTCTGATCCATCTTAGGAGCAATCCCAGCCTCTTCATGAAAGAAGTATTTAACCGGACCCCCTACACCATTTGTTGGATCTTTCTCAAATGACATACCTTGTATAGTGCCTTTAAGACCAACTTCTGTTTTTCTATCTCCTTTTCTTACCTCAATCTTCTGTTGCCACATCATTACTTTATCCGGTGACATAGGTCTGTACCATGCTGTATGTTCATTTAAGAATGCAGCATATTCCTGTAAAAACTTCCAGGATCCTTTCTCATTGATATAATCCTTAAGACTAGCTCCCATCTTAAGAGTAACCCCGGCCTCAAACCATTGCTGATTTATAAACTTACCCATATGATAGTAAGAAGAGGCTATCTGCCGTTTCTTTAAGATAGCTGAGTGCTTATAATTAAGTTCTGCCAGTAGCTCATATAAAGCCATATGATACTGAGCATCTCTAATTTTAGCAAAGCCAAACTGTTGTATCTCTTTATCAAAGATGGGTAAGAAGTTTAACCACATGTAGTATTCTCTAGCTACAAACCATGTGTTATCTTTATCTTTTACTATTATACCTTTGCGGCATTTAGCTTTCTGGTCATCCCAATAAGTTATATAGTCTTTTGATTTAAATGGAGCTGTAGTGTATACTCCATCTTTTTTAAATTTGACTGACTCAGATATGAAAACTTTATTGGTAGTTTCATTGAAGTTGTACTCACCTGGTTCTTTAAATACTCCAAAGATAAAGTTGCTGAACTCTTCTCTGGATTCAAAACTTGTGGTTGTCCAGTTTCCGTTGTCATAGGTTGGTATGTCTTGGTAAATTTCACTCATTACATGTCATATGCTAGTCCTTGTCCACCTCTTACTTTACTTTGTTGTTCCTCCTGAAGATCCTTATAAGTAGCTTTGAAAGACTGTCTAATTGCATCATAGTTTTTAGCTGCAGCAATCAGAGAGTTAAAGTTACCATCTCTACCTGTAGTAATCTGACTAGTTTCCATGTATCTTCCTAATCTATCTAGCATAGATGCAATACCTTTATATGCTCTGGATGTAGGTGTTTCATACATCTTTTCACAGAATCTAAGTGCTGCAAAGATTGTGTCATCTTCAGTAGAGAATTCTCCGTCAATTTGTGTTAGTATCAATGATTCTTTATCTATGTCTGGTGTAAAGAAAAAAGGATTCATATCTGGATTTGGACAGCACATGTAGAATAAATACATGTATATCTTAAGATACTCATCTGGGTATTCATCCATTACATCTTTAAGAGCCTTGAGTGTATAGCAATGTTCAGTAGGAATTACTACTCCATTCTGTACATCAAATAATTTTGTAAAACTCATTTCTTTTTAATTGGATTATCTTTCATATAGTGAATAATAGCCTGTACTTCATCTACTAGATAAGGTACTGCAATTGCTTTTACTTCTTTTATTACAGGGTCTCCATTCTCATCTTTCTTAGTTACAGGATACCCCCAATTATCTTCAGCCTCTACCTCAAACATAACATGGTGTATAAATATTCTTCCTGGTTTTAGTTTAGGATTATGCTTCAATATAATATACATATAAATACTCAATTGTAAAGCATAATGATAGAAATGACAGTCATCTAAGTTATCTACTGGTGGTAGCATTTTATCCGGCATACCCTCCCAGTTTACATAAGACTCCATATCTATCTTCTTATTAGTCTTGTAGTCAGTGATATTTACTTTACCATTGACTACTTCAACTAAATCTGATTGGCCACATAAGCCTGCTGACTTAAGATAGACCATATGTTCTGGATACACGCCTGGTTCTAATTTTTGATTAGGTGCTACTCTTATACCATTATTCTCACCAGATGGTTTAAATACAGGTATAGTAACTCCTTCTCTTTCTAATGAAGCTAAGGAACATATATCATCTTCTCTTTGGTTATGATACCATGTACCTAGAGTAGTAGATCTGTCTGCTTCATTAATCCATATCTGCTGTATTAATACAGGATCAATACCAAACCATTTTGACTTTTTACTCTTGGTAACTTTCTCTGCAGTCTTTTTTGCATCAAAAGGTTTTTTAAAAGCTGATACTACAGAAGTAACACTGGTCCAGTTTATGTTTTCTTCTGAGCTTAAGCTTTTATAGCTATGATCTGCTGCATTAAATACTATACTCATTTCTTTAATTGTTCTATAGCAAGTATTGCTATGTTAAAATTATCTATGTCTTCTGACCTCAACATAGTTATCAAACTTTTTGCTGTCTCAGAATCTACTTTACCTCTGCTCTCCATCCACTCTACAAAGCCTACAGAATTTTCTATAGACATGTAATGTGCAAGTTTATCATTAGTATCTGTACTATACATAATGTTAGGACCTTGTGCAGCCATACCATCTGTTTGAAAATGTTCCCAGTTATGCATTTTCAGATTCATCTAAAGCATCTAACTCATCTTCCTTCTCTTCAGTAGTAAGTGCTTCCCATTTACCTAATGGACATGATGAGGATAAAGAACGGGTTTTAAAGTTAAGTGAGCATCCGCATTCATTACAGCAAGGAGCTGTGCCCTTTACAGCACACTTCTTTCCTTTGTGTTCACATTCATCACAGATACTGTATCTTAATCTAGCTATTTCCTCTACTGTCTCATCTCTGATAACTGAGTTAGTTATGCCTTCAATTATTTGGTTCCTGTTCTCCCAAATTAGTTTTAGTGTGTTTTTCATCTTTTTCTTTTTTAAAAGTTTCTCTTCTTTGTTCTTCTAACAGAATCTTCTGTTCTAATACAATAAGCAAGTCAAGCTTTGACTCAATTCTT